GGTGTATTAAGTTTTTCAAATATTCCAATTCATGAAGGCACATATGTAACTAATCGTTATACTGTCAATACAAAAAATGTAGACCAAAAGTTTTATGTGAATGATGAAAATGGAGATACCACAACTTTAATAGTTGATGTGTTTGATAATGCATCCTCTTCTACGTCTACAACATTTACTCAAGCACTAGATAATACTCAAGTAAAGTCTGACTCAAATGTTTATTATTTACAAGAGAGTGTTGATGGTAAGTTTGAAGTTTACTTTGGTGATGGTATCACTGGTAAAGCATTATCAGATGGAAACATTGTACGTCTAAGATATGTTGTTACAAATAAAACAAAAGCAAATGGTGCGTCTGGTTTCTCTACCTCTGCGACTATTTCTACTATTACAGATATTACAACTGCGACTGTTTCAGCAGCTTCTGGTGGTGCAGAAAAAGAGAGTATTCAATCAATTAAATTCAATGCACCTCTTGACTATGCGGCTCAAGGTCGTGCAGTTACGGTTAACGATTTTAAAGCGATTGTTCCAAAAGTTTATGCAAATGCAAAGTCGGTTCAAGTGTACGGTGGTGAGGATAATGACATTCCAGTATATGGTAAAGTCTTTATCTCTATTGTTCCAACAACTGGTTCTATCACTGCAGCCGCAAAAACACAAATAGTAAACGATTTAAAATCAACGTATAGTATCGCATCTGTAACTCCAGCAATCATTGACCCAGAATATACAAAGTTAAGATTAAATATAAACTTCGTATATAATTCTAAGAATACGATTAAGGCAAAAGAAACTCTAGAGTCAAATGTTCTGACAACAGTTACAAACTTCAATACAAATAACTTAACTAACTTTGATAGTGCATTTAGACATTCTGCGTTTACAAGTTTAGTTGATAATACTGATGATGCAATTACGTCTAATATCACAACAGTTGAATTAAGTAAAGACTTTACTCCAACTATAGGAACTGCAACCAAGTATACTATTCCATTTAGTAATGCTTTGTATAATCCACACTCTGGACACAATATGGATGATGGTGGTATACTGGTATCCAGTGGTTTCAAAATAGCTGGTGATGAAAATGAAATGTTTTTAAATGATGACGGTATGGGTAATGTAAGATTATTTTATGTCGTAGGTGGTACAACAAAAACATATAAAGATGAAACAGCTGGAACGATTGATTATAATACTGGTGAGATAGTTGTTACATCTTTAAATGTATCCTCTGTTTCAGATGTAGATGGTGCAACTTCTACAAAAATTAGATTAATTGTAAAACCAGAATCAAATGATATTATCGCAGTACGAAATCAAGTTTTAGAGATTGATTTAAATAATACAACAATTAATGCAAACGTAGATACAATCGCAACTGGAAGTGCAAGTGCTGGTGTTGGTGTTTCAACTGCAAGTTCTTATAGTGGTGCAACTTCTAGTGCATCCTCTACATCAACGAGTTCAACAAGTTCAACTTCTTCAAGTTCAAGTTCCTCAAGTAGTTCTAGTGGATACTAGTTATGGCTAACAATGATAATACTGTAAAAAATAAAGTATCAAATCATATACAAACTCAGCTGCCTGAATTTATTCAAGCAGACCATCCAGTATTTTCACAATTCCTTAAACTATATTATCAATTTCTAGAAAGTGCAGAAATATCTTTTAGTGAAGTTAATAACTATCTTAGAGAAGAAACTACATCTGTAAATTTTATTCTTGATGAAAACAATGACCAAATTGTTTTAGAAGACTCTGAAGTAAAGTTCACAGTTGGAGAAACTATCACTGGACAAACCTCTGGTGCAACAGCACAAGTTCTAGTTGATGATGTAGATGATAATAAAAGATTATTTGTAACATCACAAACTCGTTTTATCATTGGTGAGATAGTAAGTGGTGGAACTTCAAATGCATCTGGTACATTAGAAACCTATAGACCTAATCCAGTTTCTAGTGTTCAACAACTTTTAAATTATTCAAACGTAGATTCAACTCTTTATACATTCTTAGATAATTTTAGAGATTCATTCCTTGAGGGTGTAGTTGATAATTTAGATGTTGGTGTTGATAAAAGAAAACTTATAAAAAATATTCGTGACCTTTATCTTGCAAAAGGAACAAAGAAAGGTCATGAGTTATTCTTTAGACTTCTTCTAAATGAAGAGCCTGTTGTATCTTTTCCAAATGAAAGTATGTTGCGTGTATCTGACGGTAAATGGACAACACGAAACTTAATGAGGATTAATGCAGTCAATGGTTTACCCAATGAATTGATAGGACAATCTGTTCGTGGAGATACCTCTGGTGCGACTGCAATCGTTGTGTCATCTATTACATTCAGAGAAGCACAAACTGATATTATAGAACTTGAACTAGATGCAGAGACTATTGATGGAATATTTGTTCAAGGTGAAACTATAAGAGGTATATCTACGGTTACAGACCAAGATGTTACATTCACACCTTATAGTATTGTAACTGGTTCTACTGTTACTAATGATGGTCAATATTATAGTGCAGACCAAACAGTAAACTTATCCTCTGGTGGTAGTAATAGTGCTCTTGCAAAGGTGCAAACAGTTACAGTTGGTCAAGTTGATGAAATTATTGTTGATGATGCTGGTACTGGATATGCAGTTGGTGATAATTTAGTTTTAAATAATGCTGGAACTGATGGTTCTGGTGCAGCTGCTCAAGTATCAATTGTTGGTGGTGCAATCGCTCCAGAGGCAGGAGATGTTGCAGAGTATGGAATGAGTTTGACAGACCATATCACACTTGAAGAAACAAGTCAACCATTTTATTCAGACACCTATGAAGGTACAAAGATTGTTCTGGAAACAGGCACTTTTGCAAACCTTAGTGTTGCATCTGAGGCTGGTGAAATTACAGATGTAAGAATGGTTGCAAAAGGAAACGGTTATGCAAAACTTCCAACCGTTACAAGTATTACTACATCTGGTGGTGCAAACGCAAAACTCATAGCCGCATCTAATTCTGGTGTTGGTGGTGTTGGTTCTTTTGAATTTACTAACCAAGGTTTCAATTATAATTCTGCACCTTCCTTAATTCCATTTCGTCATGCAGTATTAAAAGATATCACTGGAACATTTGTTGCTGGTGCAGCTTTAACTTCTCATAGTGGAACTGTTACTGCATTTGATAGTGCAAGACAATTAATATCAATGAATACAACTGCAAATCTTGTGGTTGGAAATACTGTCTCAACTGGTAGTGCGTCTGGAAAAATTGCAAATATTGGTATCGCATCTGGAACTGCAACTGTTGGAACAGTTGGTGCAACCTCTGGTGAGTTCTTTGGTGCAGAAGGAAAAATATCTGAAGACGTTATGAGAGTTCAAGATAGTAATTACTATCAAGATTATTCATATGTGGTTAAAGTGGGTCAATCTATTAATGAGTGGAGAGATGCAATTAAATCAACCGTTCACCCTGCTGGTTGGAATGTTTTTGGTGAGGTTGAAGTTGTAGGTCGTGCAGTCACAAGAATAACTGCACAGTCTGTAGATTCATTTACTCCAGAACTTGCATCTACATTGAGAACACTATTTACTGCTGTATTTGGTAGAAGATTAGGAACAGTAGATGATGGAACATCTTTAAGAGCATCTCCAGCTTCAGATGCAGAAAGTCATACTAATCTTACAAGTTCAACAAGAGATGTAACTTTAACAAGAACAAATAATGTAATTGTTGGTGTTGTCAGAACACCATCTGCACAAGGCCCAACTCTAGACCTTCTTCCAAAATATGCGTTTAGTATTGGTGCAACCACCACTGAAAATATACCACACTATCCTGGCATTAAAAGAATTACAAATTTAGATGGTATCAATGACCAATCATTTACTATTGACCAGTTTAGAAATATTCGTATTGACCAAGTTTCTGTAAGAAATGCAGAAGGTGGTTTCTCTCAAACTGGACATAAATTTGATAGTAGTCATATTTCTTTTGATGATACTGAGAATTTTACTATTCCAGCAGCTGCATTTAATACAAGTATTAACGTACCACCGCCTGGCGAAATACAAGTATCTGGTAGTGCAAGAACTAATGCATTTGATAATAACTTTATTACATTTGATAGTGGTACAGAAACCTTTGATGAGACAACATTAACTACATTGTTTAGTGATACTGGACTCAAGTTTGATAGTTCCTCTGTCAAGTTTGATGGTTCTGGTGGTGATGCTGTTCCAAGAGATGTCGCTGGTATTGGAAGAGTAGATTTTAGTGATAATGATATTACATTTGACAGTGGTATAAATAAGTTTGATAATTCGTTTGACTTACCAATATTAGAAAGATTTGACTCTACCAGTTTCAGTCTTGATAATAGTAATAAAACTTTTGACATAGGTGATATAACCACCTAAATAAATGAAAGATTCTAATTAGGAGAAACTAACATGGCATATCAAGCACTTGGTCTTGGTTCTTCAGCTAATGACGGTACTGGTGATGACCTCAGAACTGGTGGAGACAAGATTAATGATAACTTCGTAGAAATCTACACCAAACTTGGTAACGGTTCTACTCTTACGTCTGACACAGTTGCACTTTTAACTGCAACTCAGACATTAACAAACAAAACTTTAACTTCACCAACTGTTTCTGGATTAACACTTTCAGACGCATCTATTGTACTTGAAGGTGCAACTGCTGATGCAAGTGAAACTACAATCACAGTAACAGACCCTACAGCCGACAGAACGATTACAATTCCAGATGCAACTGGTACTGTATCTCTTGTTACTGGAACAGAAACCCTTACAAATAAAACTTTGACTGCACCTAAGTTTGCAGACGGTGGTTTTATTGCAGATGCAAATGGTGCTGAGTCATTAATTTTTCAAACAACTGCAAGTGCAGTAAACGAAATTGAAATTACAAACGCAGCTACTGGTGGTTCTGCTGTTGCAGCTACATCAACTGCACCTATTATTGGTGCATCTGGTGAAACCAATGTTGACCTTGCATTACTTCCAAAGGGAACTGGTCATGTAACTATTCGTTCAACTGGTGGTTCAAACAACCAAGGTGCGATTAAACTAAACTGTGAAAATAACACTCACGGTCAAACTCTAATGGGTCAACCTCACTCTGCATCTGATAGTGGTTTCTTTATGTTACCAAAATCAAGTACTGCTGGAAACGCAAGAGCAACCCCAGACGTTCTTCTTAGTGGTGACAAGACTGTAGGTACAACAGAAGCAGTTAACTCTGCAACTGCATTAAGTCTTGACACAATGATTTCGGAACTGACAACTGCTGGTTCTGGTCTTGCAATGACACTTGCAAACGGAGTTGTTGGTCAAGTTAAAATTATTACAATGGTAGTAGACGGTGGTGGAACTGCGACACTTACTCCAGCAACATTTGCTAACGGTACAACGATTGCCTTTGATGCAGTCAATGAAACTGTAATGTTAGTATATGCAAACACTATCGGATGGGTTGTAGTTTCAAATAGTGGTGCTACAGTTTCTTAATAAGGGGTAGTCAATGGCTATTGATAAAATAGGTACTAATGGATTAGTCGCTTCTGCGATTGTTCCACCAGATGGAACAATAACAACTGCAAAACTTGCTGATGATGCTGTTACGTCTGCAAAAATTGGCACTGATGTTATTGTTGCAGAAGACTTAGCAAACAATTCAATAACAGTCGCAGAACTTTCTAACGGTGCTGTTACAGCAGCCAAACTGGCATCTGGTGCTATCACTACAGCTGCTCTACCAACTGGTTCAGTTCTACAAGTACAACATGGTGGGTCAAATTCAGCAACTGGTACGCCCACAGCTGTATCTCATAATGGTACTAATACGTCTGCTCTGTATGGAACAGGCCGTAATTATAGAACTTATGGTTTAGCTGGAACAGTAAATATTACACCAACAGCAACATCATCTAAGTTACTTTGTTTTGGTACAATTAAGTGGTCTTCTCCAACTACTACTGCATCTAGTGGTGCTATTGTTGGTGTCATTACATTAAATGACACTTCTTCAATTGATGCTGGTGATTATCCTTTTTATCCATATGGAACAAACCAAGGTTCTATGTACGCACCACCTATGACTTGGAGTGGTGTATTTACTCCAAACAGCACTTCACAACAAGTGATACGGATACGGCCAGGCGCTTATTCAGAAAGTAACCAAACATTTACGCCTAGGTATACAGATTTTAGTTTGATAGTAATGGAAATCGCTGGTTGATGAACTGAATAAATAACTTTATAGGAAAGAACAATGGCAGCAATTATCACAGAAAAATTTAGACAGTCCAACGCAGATGCGTTCTTTGCCGATATTGCATCTAGTAAATACTATGTGTTTGTCGGTAAACATTCTTCGTGGACTTCGGAAGGTGCAACAACGGATAACAATCCACCTACACCAGTTGATAGTATTGCAGATGAGTCATATTATTGGGATGATATGCTTGGTGCAAAACTAATATCTTCAAAATCATATGTAATCCCTCGTAGGGATTTTGCAACAACCACTGCATTTGATATGTATAGACATGATGTCGGTGGAGTTGCTACTGGTAATTATGGAACTACAAAAACCACAAGTTCAAGTGGTGCAACAAATGTATTTGATTCCACATATTACTTTAAAACCTCAGAACATAAAGTATACAAAGTATTGTATAATGGTGACCAATTACAAACTGGTGCTAGTAATATCAGTGGAAGTGAACCAACTTCTACAAACGCAGCTCCATTCTGGCAGGACAACAATTATTATATTAAGTTCATGTATACTATGACAACTTCAGAAGTACAAAACTTCTTGACAACCGACTTTATGCCTGTTAAAGTAAATGCAAACGCAGATGCAAACAGAGGTGTGTATGTATTCATGGTAACATCTGGTGGTTCTGGATATCCAAATGGAACTTACTATTCAAAGGTAAGAGGTGATGGTACTGGTGGTATTGCTAAGATTGTAGTATCTGGTGGTGCGATTGCAGAGTTTGGTAACAATGCGTTATCTTCAACTTCATATATGCAAGCAAACGGAACTGGATATTCTTTTGCAACTTTTGACCTCGCTGGTACAAACATCTATACTGATGCAAGTGCATCAACATTAATTTCTGGTTCAACATTAACAAGTTGGAATAGTGCAAGTGCTGGAACAATCAAAGCAATTATTGACCCACCTTCTGGTCATGGTACTGATGATATTGCAGAACTTGGTGGACACTACGTCATGGTTCAGGCTAAACTAGAACCATCCGACTCAGATGTTATGCAAGTTAATGATTTCAGAAGAGTTGGTATTGTTAAAAATCCAAAAGACTCTGCAACAAATGCTGTTTCTAATCTTGCAACTGCAAGAACCACAAATGCAATTCTGATGGCTGCTGGTGGAAATGGAAACTATCAAGTTGACGAAAAAATTACACAAGCGTCTACTGGTGCGAATGGTACTGTGGTAGAATGGGATAGTACAAACAGAATATTATATTATGTTCAAGAAAAATATACAAACTATGGATTAGATTCATCTGGTAATCTTACTGCATTTTCTGGCGCAAATGCTGTAACTGGTGCAAACTCAAATGCAGTACATACTCCAGCATCTTCAACATCTGGAACTACTAACGGTGTTGTCTTTGCAAGTGGATATGCAAATCCAGAACTATCAAGGGATACTGGTGAAATAATCTATATAGAAAACAGAAGAGCAATTTCAAGAGCCTCAGACCAAACAGAGGATATCAAAGTCGTAGTGGAATTCTAAACAATGCAAAAAACCGATTTAAACGTAGCACCATATTATGACGATTATGACCCAAATGATAAATTTCATAAAGTTCTTTTTCGTCCTGGCTTTGCCGTTCAGGCAAGAGAGTTAACAACTCTACAGTCAATTCTTCAGAATCAAGTTGAAAAACATGGAAGACATTTTTTCAAAGAAGGTTCTATGGTCATTCCTGGCCAAGTATCATTTGATATTAAATACTATGCAGTAAAGTTACAAACAAATTATAACTCTGGTGCTATTGCTGGTTATCTTGCAGATTATGAAGGTGGAATTATTACTGGTGGTACTTCTGGTGTAACTGCAAGAGTTGTTGGTTACTCAGATGCAACAACTACAGATTCACCAACTTTATATGTAAAGTATATTGGTAGTGCAACACAAACTGCAAATGCAACTGGTTCTGTTGGTGCGACAACTGCTGGTGTTACTGTTGCTTTCGTAAACGGTGAAAGTATTTCAGTGGACAAAGCAATTAACGGTGGTGCAATTACTGCTGGTAATTTATCTGCGACATTATTAACTTCTAATGCAACTGAAACTGGTTCTTCTGCAGCTATTGAAGAAGGTGTATATTTTGTTCGTGGTAATTTTGTGAAATGTTCTGCACAAAGAATTATTCTAGACAAATACACAAATACTCCATCTTATCGTGTTGGTTTAAATATTACTGAAAGTTTAATTACACCAGAATCAGATACAACTCTATTAGACAATGCAACTGGTTCTACTAACGTAAATGCAAAGGGTGCTCATAGACTTAAAATAGATTTAACTCTTACTAAACTTCCACTAGGTTCTTCTGATGATGAAAACTTTGTTGAACTTATGAGATTGTCAAATGGTGCAGTTCAAAGTATTGTAGATAGAACTGATTACAATGTATTTCAAGAAAATATTGCAAGAAGAACATTTGATGAGTCTGGAAATTATGCTGTAAGACCATACAATGTTGAAATTAGAGAAACTTTAGATGACGGTGAAAATAATGGTATCTATGCGTCTAATCAAATTACAGATGCTGGAAGAACAGCTGCTGAAGATTCTCTTACTATTCAAGTATCGCCTGGCAAAGCATATGTTCGTGGATACGAGATTGAACAAGTTGTACCATCATTTATTGATTTACCAAAACCAAGAACCTCAGAAAACTTTGACTCTGCAATTACAAACGTAGAAGTCGGTAACTTTACTAGAGTTACAAATGTAAAAGGTTCTCCAGACCTATCACCTTTTATTTCTGGTGATGTTGCAGAACCATATCGTACAATCGAATTACACTCCTTACAAAAAACAAATTATACCACAGCTGCAAACGCACTGATTGGTCTTGCAAGAGCTCGTGCATTTGAACATTCATCTGGTAATACATCAAATGATACATTAACAAATGCATCTGACAATGATGCAGAATTTAATTTGTATCTTTTCGATATTCGTATGTTTACGACTATTACTCTTGCTGGTGGAACTACAAGACCAGGCACCTCTGCACAAGTTACTCAAGGTGCAAAAATTACTGGTGCAACATCTGGTGCAACTGGTTTCTTACATAGTGGACAAACCACAGATAATATTTTACAACTTATTACCGTATCTGGTAACTTTAATGTGGGTGAAAAACTGATTTCATCTTCACAACCAACTTCTGCACAAGCGAGTCAACACCTAGAAGATTCAAGTAATGTTGAACTTACAATTGCAACTATTACATCAAGAAACTTTGATGATGTAAAATCTGTATTCATGAATTCACCAAACACTGGTCAAGACTTTACTGCAAACTTAGTATTAAGTTCTTCTCTTACTCTTGGTGGAACGGTAACAGTAAGTAATAGTGGAAGTGGTTCTCCAGCTGCAAATACTCAAGTAACTGGTTTTAACACAACATTTACAAGTGACTTAAAAGTTGGTGACTTTATCACTATTCCTGGCGCTGGTGCTGGTAGTGCAGATTTATCAACGAGAGTAACTGCTATTGGTTCTAATACAAACTTAACTATTAGTCCAGTAGTTCAAACCTCACAGACTACTGTTCCTATAGTTAGAACTAGAAATCAACTTCGTGACCAAGAAAAAAACCTTCTTCTTAGAAAGTTAAGAAAGAATGTTATCAAAACATTAAAGACTGAAGCAAATGCTGGTGTCTCTCAAACTTCACAGACTTTTAGAAGAACATTTGTTACTAATACTACAGCTGCTGGTGAGATTGCATTAACCGCTGGTTCTACAGAAACATTCTCTGCAAAATCAAATACAGATTGTGTAGTAACAATTATTACTGCTGGTTCTGCGATTGGTGGTAGTTCAAATACTGCAGCTGCTGGTGATATTATTAATCTTGATGCAAGTACAACTCCTGCTCAAACATATGTTGTTAGTGGTAATCAGTTAACAATTACAAATCCAGAAATTCTAGGAAATAATGCAAAAGTTAAAGTTGTCGCAACTTTGACAAGAACAGTCGCATCCGAAAAAACTAAAACTAAACAAGCATCTCACTTAGTTCTTGTTGATGCAGATGCAAATGCTGGTGCAGAATATGGAACTGCATCTCAACATAAAGAAATCTCACTTGGTCGTGCAGATGTTTATAAACTATATGCAGTCCTTGACTCAGAAGATACAAGTACAAATCCAGTTCTTCCACAGTTTACTGTCACTGGTGTATCTGGTACTTTCCAAAAAGGTGAAACAATCCAAGGTGCATCAAGTGGTGCAAATGCTGTTGTTGTAAATACAACCAATCCAATTACATATATTACTACAAATGGTAAAGAATTTATTACAAATGAAACTATCACTGGTGTTACATCAACTGCAACAGCAACAACTGGAACACTAACAGCTGGTTCAAAAAATATTACAGAAAGATTTGAATTGGATACTGGTCAAAGAGATAACTTCTATGATATATCAAGAATTGTAAGAAAAGGTGGTAAACCAACTCCAGTAGGTAAACTTCTTATTGTGTGTAATTACTTTGCACACGGTACTGGTGATTTCTTCTCAGTTGACTCTTATAGTGCGATTGACTATAAAGAGATACCAACTTATACTGCAACAAGAGTTGACCCAGAAGTTAAGGCCCCATCTGGAGAGTTTGACCTAAGAGATTCAGTTGACTTTAGACCAAGAGTTAAAGACGCAACTATTGATACTACAACCACTATTCAAAGTCAGACTGCACATAAAATTACATCTAAATCATTTGACTTTAGTTCAAGGTCTTTTGCTGGAACTGGTTCTTCAGAAATATTAATTCCAAAAGATAATTCACAGTTCCAATATGATTTTGATTTCTTTCTTGGTAGAACTGACTTATTGTTCTTAACAGAGTACGGTGCATTTAAAATCGTAGAAGGTGAACCAGCAGAAGAACCAGTAGAACCGAAAGCTATTGAAAGAGGAATGTTACTTGCAACTATTAATATTCCACCATATGTTTTAGATATTGATGATGTATCTTTTGAGAAGACAGATAATCGTAGATTTACAATGAGAGATATTGCATCTATTGAAAGAAGAGTAAATCAAGTTGAATATTATACTGCACTTAGTCTTCTAGAAAAAGATGCACAGTCTTTTCAAGTTCAAGATGAGAATGGTCTAGATAGATTTAAATCTGGTTTTGTTGTAGATAATTTCTCTGGTCACTCAGTTGGTGATGTCCAAAACTCTGATTACAAAAATGCAATAGACTATGAAGATAATGAACTTCGTCCTAAGTTCACCATGAAAGGTGTAGGCCTCATTGAAGAGAATACAACGGATGCTCAAAGAAGTGCTGATGGTTATCAGAAAACTGGTAATATCATTACTCTTCCTTATACAGAAGTTGTTGCAGTTCAACAACCATATGCAACAAGAGTTGAAAACTTAAATCCAGTTTTAACATTTACATGGACAGGCATTTGTACTCTTGACCCAACTGGTGATGAGTGGTTTGAAGTAAATAGATTACCAGCTCTCATAATTAATAGAGATGGTAACTTTGACCAGTTGGTCGCACAAGTTGGAAACGCAATGGGAACTGTATGGAACTCATGGCAAACACAATGGTCTGGAACTTCACAATCAAGACAAGCTTTAAGTAGAAGAAATGTACGAATTGGTAACAGTATATTCCAAGATACACTGACTAGAGTAACAACTACAACAACTCGTAGACAAAGAAGGTCTGGTGTTAATACAAGAGTTGTTGCACAAATTGATAGAGAATCATTAGGTGATAGACTACGTTCAACTGCAATGATACCTTTTATGAGAAGTAAAAATATTAACTTTGTTGCAGATGGTCTAAAACCAAATACAAGAATGTATCCATTCTTTGACAAAGTAGATGTAACAAGATTTACTACTCCTACATCTGATAGTGGACAATCTGACCACCAAAAGGATGTATTAGGTGGAAAGATGTTCTCTGATGGTGGTGGAAGTCTTGAAGGATTATTTACTATTCCAGACCCAAATGTTGCTGGTAATCCACAGTTTCAAACTGGTGAGAGATTATTCAGACTTACATCATCTGCTACAAATGCGACTGTTCCAGAACCAGAGACATTTGCTCAAGCACTTTTCTCTTCAACTGGTATTCTTAGAAATGTTCAAGAAGAAATTCTTGCAACGAGAAACGGTAGAATTGAAGTTACAAATGTAAATGATACTAGAACAGTATCTAGTTCAACTGCACATAATGTTACTGATAGAAACTTTCTGGCTGCAATCCAACAAGAAGATGATGATGATGAAGGTGGTGGCGGTGGCGCTGGTGCTGGTGGTGACCCACTTGCACAGACATTTTTATCAAGTGAAACTGGTGGTGAATTTGTAACAAAAATTGATTGTTACTTCCAAAGAAAAGACCCAACTATTCCAGTTCTATGTCAAATTCGTGAGGTTGTAAATGGGTTTCCAACATTAAAACAACTACCAATGGCAAATAGATGGTTAGCACCATACATGAATGGTACAGTTGCAATGACTGGCGGTGGTACAACTGTTACTGGAACTAACACAAATTTCCAAACTGGTAGACATAAAATTCAAGTTGGAGATACGATTACTATTGAGGGTGCCGGCAATCAAACTTCTGGTGTTATTCAAGATACTGGAAACTATGATACCACAGCTCTTGTTGCAAAAATTACTGCAATCAATTCGCAAACTGAATTGGAAGTTGATACTGCAGCTGCTAGAAGTGTATCTGGTAAAAAAATTAGTAATGTTAATATTTCTAGTGATGCTTCTGTTCCGACAACATTTAGATTTGAATCACCAATTTATTTAAAAGAAGAAGAAGAATTTACAATAGTCTTATTTACTCCTTGTGAAAGATATTTTGCATGGATTTCTAGAATGGGTGAATTAGAGATTGGTGGAACTCGTACTATTTCTAAACAGCCTCATTTGGGTGTATTATTTAAATCACAGAATAATACCACATGGACACCTTTCGATTATGAGGATTTAAAGTTTACAATACATAGAGCGAGTTTTAATACAACTGCAAGAGGAACATTAACTCTTACTAATGATGTTGTGGAATCGAAAACTTTGGGTGCAGACCCAATTAGAACTATTAGTGGTTCATCTTTTGTACAAGTAACACATCCAGACCACCATATGTATTCTGCATCTAACAATGTAACAGTTAGTGGAGTATCCTCTGGTATTACTACAACACTTTCTAGTGCGATTAGTTCTACCACACAGACAAGTATTAGTATTACTGCAAACGCAGACTTTGTTGCAAGTAATGATGGTTCAAATATTTACATTAAAATTGGTGATGAACTTATTAGAGGAACTATCTCTTCAAACACAATTACTGCAACGACAAGAGGATATGACAGTACTACGGCTGCAACTCATTCTAATGGTGCAACTGTTGAACTTTACCAAATAAATGGTATTCCACTTGACCAAGTAAATAAGACACACACAGCTCTTACAAATATTTTGATTGATAGTTATACTCTTGCGACTACAACGTCTGCAACATCAAGTTCAAACCAAGGTGGTAATGCAGTGGTTGTAACCGAAAACGCAATGATGGATGGTATGCAAACTCTAGTTCCATCACTTGTATATCCAGAAACAGGCATTAATCCAAGTATCAGAACTACAACTGCAACATCTGTAGATGGTAGTGAAACGCCGTTCAGTCTTGCTGGAACTACTTTTGCAAAACCAATTACTTTGGGAGAAAACTTCTTATTTGATAAACCTAGAATGGTTGCAAGTCAGATTAATGAAACTAACGAAATTGCTGGACAAAAATCATTTTATCTAGATTTAGAGTTAAGAAGTAGTTTAGAAAACTTAACACCAATTGTTGACCTTGATAAGAAATCAATTGTTGCATTTTCAAATAGATTGAATAAAATTGATAGTGCATCTGATATGGGTGTGACTGCATTGCAAGGTGATTATGTTTCTTCAGAAGAACCATCTGGTGATGTTAACGAAGCTATTTACATAACAAGAAGAGTTGCACTTGATAACCCTGCTACTGGTATTAAAGTTTATGTAGATATGAATAGATTTGCAAGTGCAAATGTTAAGTTAATGTATAAGATACTTCGTTCTGATGATGCATCTGACTTTGATGAAATTGGGTATAACTTCTTCAACACTGCTGGAGAATCAGATAACACAGTTAACGCATCTCTAGATGTAAGTGATTTCAAAGAGTACGAATTTACTGCAAACAACCTAGATGAGTTTATTGCATTTTCTATTAAGATTGTAATGCAAGGAACTAACTCTTCTGAACCACCAAGATTAAAGGACTTGCGAGCTCTCGCATTGGCAACATAACATGAGTGAATATAAACAAGTAGAAGGTCATTCAGATTTAATAAAGGATATGCATAGTAAAGCAGTAATAAATACTAATAGAAGTGCATATCTTGCTGCTGTGCAAAGAAAGAAAAACTTTGACGCACAGAAAGATAGTTTAAGAGATGCAACAAGAGAAATAAATATATTAAAATCTGAGATGCATGAGATTAAAACTCTCTTGGTAAAATTGGTAGAAAAAGATGGCAGATAGAAGTGTAGCTCCAAGTAATACGTTTGAAGAATTTAGAATTGAATTCAATGAACTTGCTACTGACGTTGGTGATATTGCTGGTATTACTGGTGCATCTGGTATTATTGCGTCAGCATCTGATGTTGTAGAAGCAGTTACATTACTAAACACTGCTGTCGGTGTATCTGACTTAGATGGTGCTGGTGACAGTGGAACTTTTGCAGTAGACTTAGACACACAATCGTTGACCATCGCTGGTACTGCAAATGAAATTGAAACTGTTGCAAGTGGACAAACACTTACAATTGGTTTACCAAATAATGTAACTATTTCTGGTAATGCAAGAATAAATGGTAATATAACTAATGGTTCTGTGAACTTGACATTTCCTACAGTTGGGGGTACAATCTCTACTGAAGGATTCTCAATCGCACTAGCAACTGCGTTAGGATAAAAAGGAAAGAAATATGGCTAATAACTTTGTAAACAGTTTTGCAAGTATTCCGACTGCTGGTGAGTTTTATCAATCTACTGGAAGTGCGACTGATAATGCTACAGGCCCACAGTTAGTTTACAATGCAAACAATGGTTCAAGTGGTGTTAACTCAATTCTGGTGGAACTTGATGCTTCCAATACTGGAACTGCTGGTGTCGCACTTACTTGTTTTATTCAAGACACCTCTGCAACTCTAGGGTCAATCACAAGTATCGTATCCTCAAGTGATGTTGCAACTGTAACAACTGGTTCTGCACACGGATTAAGTGTTGGACAGTATGTTCATGTAACTGGTTCAACAACTGCATACGTCAACGGAATGTATAAAGTTGCATCTGTACCAAGTGCAACAACATTTACATATGCACAAAACGCCAGTGCGGCTAACGGAACTGCCGCTGGTACAAAAGTAATCTATAAGGCATATCACATTGTAAAAGATGTTACAATCCCAGCATCATCAACACTAAAAATTGTGTCTGGACAAAAGATTGTTCTTAATTCAAATGATAAGGTATATGCATACGCAAGTGCGGCTAATGTTGATTTAATCGCTGGTATTCTACAAGAGGTATCTTAATATGTCATACATAGGTGCGTCAGTTGAAAACAGAGTTAGTCCAAAGTTTTTAAAAGAAGACTTTGTTGGAACTGGTTCTACTACAACTTTTACTCTAACAAATGAAGTGCCTGGTGGTTCTTCTCAGAATGTTATGGTTGTGGTAAACAATGTTGTTCAAGAACCAGACGTTGCCTATACGATTGGTGATGACTCAAACGACAAACCAAAAATTCTTACATTTACTGGAACGCCTGCAAACGGTGATAGTATCTATGTTATTCATCACGGTCTAACAACTATTCTTCATTCACCCCCAGCTGGTTCTGTCGGTGCGAATGAATTATCTGACGCATTAAAAACATTTACTACGGATGCATTTACTGGTAATGGTTCTGCAACTACAGTGACCTTATCAGAAATCCCAGCAAACTCATCACAAATTATGGTGTTTATTGATGGTATTCTACAGAAAGCATCTACAAACTATTCACTCAATACAACAACTGGAGTGGTTACTTTTACCTCTGCACCACCTAACAACGCAGAGATTGAAGTGAAACACATGGGTGTTAGAACAACTGCAAGAAGAGCAGTGTCAATGTTCCTAGATAACTTTACTGGTAACGGTTCTACTACTGCATTTACTTTAAGTAACAGTGCATCTGTCAATGATGTGTTTGTTTTTTATAATGGTGTTGCAATGAAACCAACAACGGATTATGGTATCTCTGGTGCAACTCTTACGTTCACATTTACACCAGTAAATAATTCGCAAATAATGGCGAGGTATTTCGTATAATGGCTAGTAACGCAAAAAATTTAGCAGAACTCTTAAACACAGATTCTACAGTCGCAGTCGGAGATATCGCAGACGGTTCGGTAACAACTGCAAAACTTGCTGCTGATGCAGTGACGGCTGCAAAACTTGCTGACAATGCTGTTGTAACTGCAAACATTGTTGATAATGCAGTGACAGCCGCCAAACAATCTGGAAGCACTGTTGGTGCTTTTGCATTTGGTGGAACAATAACCGAATATGAATCTGGAGGAACAAAATACAGAGTTCATACATTTCTTAGTTCAAACCGAATTTCATTTACTGGAACTCTAGTTTGTGATTACCTCATAGTTGGGGGTGGTGGTGGTTCGGCTGCCGCTGAAGGTAATACTGGTTCTACTGGTGGTGGTGGTGCTGGTGGTATGGTTGTCGCAACTTCTCAATCGGTAACTGCTGGAAACTATGCAGTTGTGGTTGGTGCTGGTGGTACAGCTTCTACTGACGTAAACCAACCAGCTGGTAATGGTGGAAATAGTTCATTCAATAGTCATGTTGGAACTGGTGGTGGTGGAGGTGCCGATTATGGTACAAATGGTCAGAATGGTGGTTCTGGTTCTGGTGGTTCTGAACATCAAAAACCAGCTGGTACATCTACTCAAGCAACATACTCTGGAACTGCAAATGTAACTGGATACGGAAACGCTGGTGGTGCTGGTGGAAATTATGATAGTTCTGGTGGAACAGTAGGTTCTGGTGGTGGTGGAGGCGCTGGTGGTGCTGGTACAGCCGCAAATGGTGGTACTGCAGCTGGTGGAGTTGGTCTTGCAAATAATTTTAGAACTGGTTCAAATGTAACATATGCTGCTGGTGGAGTTGGTGTAGCAGGAAATGAAAATGGAGTAGCTGGTGGTGCAAATACTGGTAACGGAGCTGGTGGTGTTTCTTCTTCTGGTGGTGGAAATACAAACGGTGCAGCCGGTGGTTCTGGAATTGTTGTAATTAGGTATGCTGTTACATAATAAATAGGATTAAAGGAAAACAATAATGAGTTACATTGGATTAGAACCATCACATGGTAGTTTTGACAAACAGTTAATTACTGGTGACGGTTCGACTACGACATTTACTCTTGAATTTCCAGTTGCACAAGCAGGACAACTTCTTGTGTCACTTGATGGTATTATTCAAGAACCTTCATACTCGTTCAATATCTCTTTATCAACTGGTTCACCAAAGATTACTTTTGCGTCTGCACCAAGTAACGGTTCTAGAATTTTTATTGTATTCCTTGGTCGTTCTACTGTATCAATGGTGTCTGCACTTGCATCACCACACATTGATGAGTTTAATGGTAATGGTTCAACAACTGCATTTACATTAACACAAATACCTTCTGGAAGTAGTGCAAATAATTTCTTAGTATTTGTAGATAATGTTTATCAGAGGTATGGTTCAAGTTATGCGTACACAGTTGATGGTGCAACTTTGACATTTACTTCTGCACCACCAAGTGGAACAAATAACATTCAAGTGATACAACTATCACAAGCTAACACACTAAATACTGTTAGTGACAGTGCAATAACAAAAGCAAAATTATCATTTGACCCTGCTGATGACGCTACTGCACTCGCAATCGCTTTAGGATAATAGGAATATGGCAAATACATTTAAAAACGCATCACTCGCTTCAGTCAATCATTCTGCATTTGCAACTTTGTACACTTGTCCAGCATCTACAACTGCAATTATTTTAGGACTTGCAATTACAAATAAAACAGATAATTCCGTAACTGCAAGTGTTCAGTTCACTGATGCATCTGACAGTAACGCAACAAGACTATTACTGAATGAAGTAACAATCCCAGCAAACACAACACTTGAAGTTCTTGCTGGTCAGAAATATGTTTTAGAGGCAAGTGACATATTGAAAGTTCAAGCAAGTGCAGCTTCATCACTGGACGCAGTTCTTGGTTTAATGCAGATTACATAGGAGTAAAGGATGCCGTTCATAGGAACAACACCAACGCAAGGTTTTGTTAGTTCGTTTCCAAAACAGTCTTTTACACCAAATGGTTCAACGACTGTTTTCACATTAACAAATCCAGTTGCGACTGCAAATGACCTTGAGGTCTTTGTCGGTAACGTAAGACAAGAACCAACTGCGGCTTATTCTGC